CTCATCACCAGATTGCCTAGTGTATACAACTTCCTCCTCTCCTTCAGATTCAACACTGTCGGGGGAGTACTTCACATGCCAATTACGAATGTGGTCATCATAACTCCAATCTAACAACTCACATAAGTGCGTGATATTATTATCTTGGGCAACCTTTTTGACTTGCTTACGTCTTTCCTCATAAATCTCCTCACCATGTCCGAACCACTCGCGTAGTGCCGTATCCAAATTCTGGGCACACGCTTGTTCAGGTGTTAGTGGGGCTCCTTTAGGACGCATGTAACAATGTAATGATTTGAAAATTGACTTCTCTAGCAACGCTCCAACATGAACACCTAATTTAGGGTGATAAATGCTTTTGCGTTTGAGAAATTCAAAATCCTCAACATCCAAATACGGTACAAGTTCACTAGTCTTGTCTGGCATAGTATAAATCTGACCATGCTTTCCAAGAAATTCGGAGCAACCTTTGATGTTAAACAATGGATGAGTGGGAGCCACACTTCCAATATTGTCATCACCATAAGTCATTATGTGTACTACCTTTCGAAAATCTTCACTGCGATCGTAAACGCTGAAAAAGAAACTCCGAAGGTTAAGACATCCGCAAATTCCATTGAGGACAGCGGTGAGAGAGTTTCCACTGATATGAGTACCAGTGGTCAAGCCAACCAAATCGCCATTAAATGCAATTAACGAGTAAACCAAATCACCCGTCATAGCCTTCATGGCTACGATATCCTGCTCATTGTAGTCACACTCCTTCGCAATATCAATTAGGATGCGTAGAGCTGCGAGTAACAATTGACTCGGAATCTTTTGGTCATATTTACCATAATCTCCTCCAAAAATTCGATCAGTACCAAAGTGGGTAACATGCTTGTAAAAAGCATCCCATTCTGGTCCATAACAATTGATCCCAACAGCACATTCAGATACCAAAGGGTTCATTTGGAGAAAGCGAAGAACTGGGAGGTAATACTTCCTCACCAGGAATGTAAGAGCAACAGGGTTTCCGTAAAAAATACGGCACTTTTCTTTTGCAACAGGTAAAATCTCATCCTTCTTACAAGCCTTGGCAATAGTGAAAGCTCTCAATCCTTCTTTGTAAAGAGACTCGACGCGATTAATTTCGTCCTGAATAAATGGATCGAACTCGCGATTGCACGGTTTGTCGGGTGTTGGCTCATTTTCAATAATGAAACGGCGCTTTTTGCCACCCAACGGGTAACCCACTGATGTGTCTAATTTAATAGCATCAATGAACTTACAACCGGGGATTCCATTCAGATTTTCGTGGTC